GACGCAGGCGCGTCAACGGGTCCCGTCGCCGGGGTCGCCGTATCTGTCATTTGTGGTGTCCTTCATTGAGCGCCGGAATGGCGCGGAAGTTCTATCGCAGCGGGTTCTGCACTCGCGCCGCCGCAATCTTGCCGTTATCGATCACGGATTGCAGTTCACCGCGCACACGATCCAAAACCTTGACCGTCAACCACGCAATTTCGCGCTCATTGACAGCATCTGCCTTTGTCTTTGCCCAAACGTCTATTGCCGTGGCGCGGATCGTGTCGAACGCTTCAGCAAGCAAGGGATCGTCGCAAAGGCGTTGTGCGTGTTCGGCGCGGGCTTCAGGCGTCATGCCACCATGCCCATTGGAGCCGACTTCATCGCCGCAATCTGCAAATCGGTTTCCTGCTTGATCTTGGCTTTGCCGATCTCGGTTTCCTGCTTCATGCGCTCACCAGCCAGAGGGTCTTGCGGCGGCTCTTGCTGTTGTGGTTCCTGCGTAGGCTCTACCGGCTTGGATGGGTCTGTATAATAGCCATCACCCTTAAGGCCCATCGCCTCACAAAGCCGCTTCAGCTTTTCGTAGACGTTGGCAGCGGTAAGCAACGGACCGTTCAGGCCCTGCTGCAAACCAATGATCTTTTCATCAACCTGCATCAGCGCGTTCAGGTGTCCGACAAGCTGGTCCTTATTGTTCGTACCCAAACCGACAGACACGTTTGCATCGTAATCCGTTGGCCACGGCACAAACGGCATACCTGTCAGGCGTTGCACATCTTCAGGGTCAGCATGATCGCGCACAAGATCAAGCATCTTGGAAAATATGTCCTTCAGGAACTCCCCGAAGTGCCGCGCAAGCAATTCCTGCCGCTGCTGGCTGTTGTTTGAAATGATGTTCATGCCGGTCGCTGTCTTGTTCAGCGAGTTGGAATCCATGCCCTGATTGTAGCGGGTCACACCTGTGCGGGCTTCGCGTTGACCGTCGAGATATTCGATCATGCCGAACGTTTCAGACGCGACAAATGGCGTTGTCAGAGGCTGCACCGCCCCCATTTGCTTCACACGCACAATGCCGTTGATTGCCGGATTGAGCAGGTCGTCAATACTGGCCTGTCCGTCCAAAACCATGCGTTGAGGCCGGTTCACCAGATACAGGTTGTTCAATTGCTCCCGAACCAGTGCAGTCTTTTGCATCTGAATGTCGCGGGTGATGTCGAACATCGAAAGGCCGGTGATCTTGTGGCTCATGGGGATAGGCGTCCACACCGAATACGGGTGATCTTCTACCGCCTCATCACTCAACACCATCGATTGCGCGCCGCCAAGAATGACCTTGCGCCACTGCAAAGCGCCATCGCCGTCATAATCGCAGCGGATGTAGCATTCATCAATCTGCACAGGCCGCGCCAGATCGTCCTGCTTCCAATCCTCGGTCGCAGTTTCCTCGTCGTTGAACCGCGCATCTTGTTCTTCAGTGGGTTTGCCGCTGGTCAGGCTTTTGGCCTTTTCCGCATCGATACCCATTTCGATCACGTCAGAAACGGTCGTGGTCTTGCTATGGCCCAAGAATGACGCCTGACACAAACTGGCAAGGCGTTCTTCATAAAGGAATTCATCAGGCGCAATCACATAGACGCGGAACTTCTTGACCTTGCGCGGGGCCATTTTAACGCTGTAGAGGCCGGTTGCGGGGTCTTGCTCAATGTCGCCCAGAATATCGCGCCCATTCATGCCGCGCAGTGCGTTCAGTTCGTCGTCACCAAGCCCCTCATAGCTTTCAGCTTCGCCGTCCTCTTCTTCAACCACCGTCTTTGCCACACCAAGGCGAAAAAGAAGCGCGTCCTTCAATGCGGTCTGAACCACTGACAGGACGTTGTTGTGACGCCGGAACACATGGTTGACGTATTCGGTCGATTGCTTTGTTGCTGCCTCGTCCTGTGCCTCGATAGGATCAAACGAGACGACTTGCTCACCAGCCACAAACGGACGGATAAGCGGAGGCATAACACTTTCGATGCTTTCCATCACATCGCGGCTCACAACGGTCGAAAGGCCGTCGCTGCTGTCACCATAGCAAGGCAGGTTCTTGCCGTTGTAAAAGTCCATCGCCTCTTTGCGATCACGTGCGGGCTTGCCATCCTTGAACTTGACGCAAGCATCCCGCCGACGAACGACCAGTTCGCGAAATTCGGCGGGCTTCATCATGCTTAGGCTTCCGATTCCAAAGCAACACCACGCACCACCGAACCGGCAGGCGCTTCTGCAATAGCCAGCGCCGCCGCTTCATCGCCGCCTAAAGCCGTCACAGTGACAACTTCCAGCTTGTTGCGGGCGTTGTAGACGTTCACGGCATAGCGCTGCCCTTCCGCTGCGACCGTTGCGCGCGGGGTCCGTTTGCCTGTCATGTGCTTTCCTTAAACTACGCGGGTTTTCAGCTTAATTGGCGTTGACCAGGTATCACCATCATCAGGCTTGCCGATTGCAAACGTGCGGAATGCGTCAGACGGATCACTTGCCCAATCATGCAAAGGCGTGTCCCTGTATGCCTTTAGCTTTTCATCCCAAATCCGGCGATAAGCGCGTAATGCGTCCAAACCCTTCGCCGTCTTGTCCTTGTCGAACCGGCAAATCGGCAAAATCTGCCGAACCTCGTTAATGTCGTTTGCAACTGACTTCGTGCGAGGAACCACCCTAACACCTTTAAGGCCCATGCCTTCAACCGTGGCAGCAATCGAACCGGACGTGCTCACCAGTTGCTCATTCTCGGCATCATGCGGCAACAGATGTTCGCCGTAGTTGTAGCCCCGGTCTTTCAGTTCCTTGACGTAGTGGTCAATCCCGACGCTTGTGTTTGCGTAATAATCGATCACATTCCAGCCAGAGCCATAACGCTGCACAAACCAAATCGCCGTTGCGTCGTTCCTGCCTAAGTCCCAAGCCGTATGCACCTGCTTTGCCGGATCATAAGGAACGAATGTAATCCGCCCATCCGCTTCCGCCCGGTCAATGAGTTTGGCGTAATAAGCCCCCGGCAAGCCAGCACTGAAGCTGGTCATGTACTCTTGCTGGAATATCGCCTCGCCGTCCTCGTCGCCGCGTTCAGCCAGCAATTCCTGCCGCTCATTTTCCAGCACGTCAGATGCGAACACCCCCGTTCCCGTCGCGACCAAGCGTTCGGCAAACCATTCGTTCGCGCCGCCTGCCATTTCAAACATACGGTGCGCATGATTGCGGCCGCGCGGCGTCGTGATGAACATCGCCCACCCGCCATTTTCAGCCAGAATAGGCCGGATCAATGACCACGCTTGCGGGTTACTCAATGCCCATTCGGAAAACACAACACCGACCGGAGGTGTACCGACCAGCGCGTCGTAATTGTCAGAACCAATCACTTGCCACGTTGACCCAGACTTGAACCGGATCAGCATGTCTTGTTCGCGTGTCGTCTCTCGCAGTTCACGCGGGAAAGCGTCATCAATGCGCCGCCGTCCGGTGTGCGGGTTCACCGCGTCCCAGATCGCTTTGCGTGCCTGATTTTGTTGTGGCAGCAAGTGCCAGTAAACCCCGACCCGTTCATGTGCCGCGCAAGCTGTGTAATGCAGCGCCACATCATCCTTGCCGTGGCGTCTTGGCCAGATTGCAATTGCGCGCTTCCCGCCGCCGTGCATGAATTTCCACAACGGAACCTGATAACCGCGCGGCTCCCATTCATTCGGAAGCGTTATGTTTGGCATCAGGCGGGCTTGTTGATCGTGACCGTAATCGCGCCGCCATTCTCGCCAGTGACCTGCATTGGCAGAACCTTGCCGATCAGACTCATGAATGCGACGGGATTCATAGCCGCTTGCTGAACAAGATAGCTTTCACCGCCTGATTTATCCAAGGCGTTTAAGATCATATCCTTTAGCGCGGTCGTGGTCCTGTTCGGAATGCCCTTAGGCCGTCCCGGTCCCGGCTTGCCTTCGCCAATCTTGTTTTTGGCCGTTTGTTTAACGGTTGCCATGAGGGTTAACCTTTCCCCGGTCCCTTGCGGGTTAGCGGGCTTGGTTTGATTTCACCCGCTCACCAGTGCCACGCGCTGTCCCGAAGGCTCTAGGCCATCTATGCGTGTTCGGTGGATGGTGGCGGGTAGGCCCAGACTTCCGAAGGGCCATAACGGAAAGAGCCGCAACCATTTTCAGGCGCGGCTCTAGATATTGTCGATCACCATACAGTTGGGCGCGGTCATGTCAAGCGGTGTTAATTCGTTGAACCCATTGTTGAAGGTTGCGGAGTAAAATCACATCACCTTCAACCACAAAAAGACTATCCAACCACCCCTTATCCTCTTGGAATTGCAACCCCTCTTGCATCAATCGCCTTCGCATTTGACGGCGGCAGAGTGCCCCAACTAAAAATGTTGCCGTGCAATCACTCATATCCGCTCCCGATCCGCAATCACATCAGCCACAAAGCACACCGTCAAATGCGCGCGGACATCAGCCGACCGTTGCCCTAAACCTAAAGCCTCGCCAGCTAGTCCCGCCGATGTTCCATGACGGCATACATCCTCGAACACATCGAACCAGCGTGATAGCGGATATGGGAACAGCGCCTCGATCCGTTTCAGATCTTGCCGTGCCTCGATCTCATTCACGCAAGCCAGTTCGGAATTGCCGCTGCCGGGGATGCGCTCCCCATAGTTTGCCGTAACACGCTGCGAAATGCCCGCCAAGCGCCACAGACGCCGCATGTGGTCGATTGTAGCCAGTTGCCTAGCGTCAAGCCGTGACGCCTCTCTCCAACGCTCTACGGGGTCGTGGTTGGTGTTCTTGAACGTCCAAGCCTTCAAGCCCTTGTCGTCCATGACATAACCGGCTGTGTATGTGCCGTTTGCCATCTGTGCATCGGTTGGTGAAACGAGTTGTTCGATTGGCATGTGTTTGGCCTTCTTGCGCGCGTTTGTGTTCTTCCGCCCCATCACCCCACATCCTTCCAAGGCTGTAAAAACCAATCAACGAACCGCTGCCAAAGGGTGCGCTTGGGTTCAGGTTCTTCCCACAGCGCCTTTTCAGGCCCGCAGAGTTTTGAGTGCAATGGTCCGTAATCCGCGTTCAATGGCGCCTTCTGCTCAATCCCGATCACCAGCGGATTTTTGCACCATGCGCCATCGCTCCACCGGCAAGCACTGCAAGCCGTCAACGAGGCCTTAGCTTTCCGCTCGGCTTCTGCTTCCATTTCAGCATAACGCGCTTCAAGCTGTTCACGGATTTGCTCAGGCGTGCGCTCCTTCGTGGGTTCGGGAGTTGCGTGCATTTGCGGGTAAGCGTTTTGCAGTTGGGCAAGATTGTTTTGAAACGCCGCTTGGTTGGCGAGTTGGTTTTGCGCGTGGGCTTGCAGCATGGATTGCGCCAAGCCAGAGCGCGGGCTTAAGCCCATTGAAAGCACACTTCCTAACATCGAGTCCATCACGCAGCACCTATGAACATGTCGCCTTGGCGTTGAGCGTCTTCGATGCGCATCACTCACCACTCCAATGCGAGCAAAAGCTCGTCGAGGCGGTGATTGGGTTCTGCCAAATGCCGATGACCTTGCCGCCCTCGACGGTCCGCGAGCCGATCATCACCGGGGGCTCTTTCTTGCACCAACCGAAGCGATCATGATCGGGATGCGGTTCGAAGTTATCGCATTGCGTGCAGGTCTGGTCTGTCATGGTTTTAATCCTTTAATTCGTGAGGGTGTTTTACATCGGACATAGTGGAATTGCAATGATGTGCCAGTGATTTTCAAATGCACGGCATGAAAGTTTGATATTGCGCTTACGTCCGATATCCCAAGTCCAATTCTGGATAGACCCTCGTGACGCTTTATCTTTCGGAATGTTAACCGCCATGCCGACGGGTAATTCTTCAAGAGCGCGCCTCTCTGGAGACTTGTTGCCACGCCCGACCGGGCGGTAGCCTTCAAGATTTTCAAAATTAGTCACAGGCTCAACAAATTCATACATTCCAAATTCCTTTCAAATTTATATAACTATAATTATGTTTCATTGTCAAACCCAAAACGTATTTTTCAATGTTAGCAGATCGTAGCTACTGCCACTAAGATTTCCCTAAGATTGAAACCATTAATACCATTGGATAAATTACAAACTATAGAGATTATAGAGAGAGATATAAGATATCTCTTTTGAGAGACCCAAAAAACAGTCTCTTATGCTATACCCTATAACCCCTATAGTTTGTATCTGTATCTGTATCTATTTCAGGAAAAACTAGCTAAGATCGCTAAATGTTGGTCAAGTGATTGATTTTTAACGGTTAATTCATAGAAAAACGCCCCCTAAAGTTTAGACTAACAACTAAGATTAACCGAGCGATTAACCGCAAAACACATATTTTTCTACGGGATTTCCCTTATATAGCCTCCCGGACGAAACTTTCTTGAGTGTCCCAGTTTTTTCCATTTGGGCCATCGCCTT